GTTTTAGTAAGCTTTCTTTTAAATTCTGATTTCTTAAAGTAATTCTTGTATGCTGTCTGTATTGATTCTAATACTTTTCCTTTACTCATTTTACTTAGTTGTTTGTTCTGGATTATCTTTTGTATTATTAGATGAATCTTCTTGTGCTTGATTAAATATAGCTATCAACTCTTGAGTACTTAACTCAACAGCTGCATCTAACATTGAATTATCTAAATGAAACTCTTTATCAAATACAGACTCACAAGAATTATTTACATCAGGACAATACATTGGATAAGTATATCCTTCTACTGGGTCTTCTAATAATATTTCTATTCTGATTACTTCTGCATCATTCTTTGCAGTCACATAAAGATACTCACCTGAAATAAAATAATCAGGTTTATGAGAAGTATATTTATCAAACTGTTTATATTTTTTATCCTGCCAGGTTAGTTCTGAGTAAACTATATTACCATCTAAAGATGTAACACTCTTAATAATGTGTCCACTTATACCTGATATTGGTTTAGGAAGTGGATATTTAGTTTTAAATATACAACATCCAAGAGGAGGAATACAAGGGCATTCTGATATAGGTGCTTTTATAAGTTCTACACAAGGCAATACTTGATAGTTAATACTTGCAATGAATTGTCTTTTATTTACTTTTTCATAAAGTAATCTTCCTCTGATAGATTTGAGTTTGCTGTAAATATGTCTTGAACTTAATCTGCTATCATCAGATTTAACACCTTTAGAATATAAAGCTTGTATTCTTTGTATGACTTCTTTAATTAACATTGTTGTAAGTAATCTTTTAATATAGTAGTAAAATCATTACAATTTCTCAGTTCATAAGTTCCATCTGTCTTTAACCAAATTATCAATCTTTGTTTAGCATACAATTCTATTTCTTCTAAGAGTATCTGATAATAACTCAATTGAATTTGATACTTACAATAAGGAGTATTTGGAGTATAACTAAATGGTTCTAAAAGATAACCATACTGTTTATCTAAATCATAATTAGTTTTGTAATCAGCTATAACTATTTCTTCAAGTTCATTATCCCATAACAATAAATCTGATGTACCAGCATATCCATACTTTTCAGAATACATTTTAAGTTCAGTAGTTAATACTGTATATTTACCTGATAGTATATTCTCATGTATAAATTTCTTAACTGCTTCTTCTTGTCTACAAGTTGGAACTAACTCATTATCAACAATATAGTTCTCTGCAAACAAGTGTACTTTAGTTCCTTGATGTGCTGCTTTTTCTCTTTTGTTTTTCCACTCTAAGAGTATCTCACTTGTTTTAACTTGTAGCTTTCTTGCTGTGTTTCCTGCAGCTTCTTTTTCATTAAAGTCAGGAGTGTGTTGTTTAATCATTCCTGTTGTAGAAGTAAGCAACTTATTTTTTACTTTGTATAAATGTCTTCCTTCTTCAAATTCTAAATCTAAAAATGCATTCTGCAATTTAAATTGAACATCGTTTAAGTTTAACATAAAAAGATATTTGTTAATTTTAACAAATATCTTAATTTTTATTCAGAGTTTCAACTTAATCTTAATTATTCTTTTCTAATCTTTCAACTAAGTTTAATAGCTTTTTCATTAGAGCTGTATTGTTTTCTATAACATGATTATTAGAAGCAACTGTTTCCATAAGAGTAGTTCTATCTTCTACCAAATATGTTTCAATTCTTTTCTCTAAATCAACTATTCTTGTTTCATTTTTTCTATGCCATACAAAAAATTGTTTACCCATAAAGTAAATAATGCCAATCATTAGAATAGCAAATATTCCTAATATACCATAGTTAGTTAAGTAACTTATTTCTTGGGGAACTTGTAACAGTAAGGATTTCATTTTAGCATTAATGTTTATGGAATGATTTAAACTCAACTATTGGTAAATATTTTACCCACCAACAGTCTATATTTTTGTTTTCAAATATTTGATAGAGTGGTAAAATCCAATTTCTATCTGAATCTAATAAAGGAGTAAATGGTTTAAAGTCATCATAAAATTTATCAGATAGATATTTCTTTTCATCATTGTCTAATAAACCACCTAACATAGTTTTTAATTTTTATTATTCGGGTAATGGGGGTGAGGGTTTAGGTTCATAATTTATCAAAGGTAATGTTTTAACCCAATCAAATGTAACATTAGTACATTGTTCTATTTCTTCTATACTAATAACCCAGTTATTATTCAAATCCTGGATTGGGTTGAAATAGCTGTCAGGCGTATATTGCTGTCCTATTAAACTATCTTTTTCTGTTTCTGTTAATAATCCTACTTGTGTCATATTTATACGTTTCTACCTAATGTTGTTTGGAATGTTTGAACTATATTTCTTAAATTTAATCCATCTGTAGTTGTCAATCCATCACCTATACTTGCAAATGCAAGCGACATAATGGAATAATTTTGAGGAACTGAACTACTTGCATGAGCAGCAAGATAACAATTTAAGTTTGGTAATATTGCTGTTGCAGTTGTAGTAGTTGCCGTTGTTGATGTACCATCAGCTTTTACTATAAACATATTGTTATTAGCTGTTCTTGATGATGCCCTAAATCCTTTTAATGTAGCTGCTGTAAGTCCACTTTCTGCATTTGTTAATTGCAAATCTCTAAATGTTAAAACTGTTCCTGATGATTCTATTGTTGTTCTAAATGTTTCACTTGTTGCTCCTTGTGCACCACCCATACTTCTTAATCCTGTTCCTGAGTTGTCAGTATTATGATAAAAAGCATGGTGATGTGAAAACTGTTGCAATACAGTATTTGCATTTAAAAAAGTATCGGAATACCCATTTGTCCCATTTGGCAGCGCCCCTGTACTACTATGTGTCCATCCTCCTGTAAAGGTAAGTCTAAATGCAGCATTTGTATCTAAAGGATTTTTAAGATTCCATTTGTGAGTAGTAGCAGTACCACCTACAAATGGATAGACAGCTTTCATCTTAGTCCAAATGCTTGCAGCTTTCATATCAATTACTAACTGATTAACTGCATTTGCTTGAACTTGGTCTTGAATAACTGCTGCATTTATAAATGCTTGAGCATCTGCATCAGAAACTGTTTGAGTTCCAATGTTTCTACCTAAAGTTGTTTGAAATGCTTGTACGGCTGTACGAAAATTAACTGCTTCAGTATCAGTAAGTCCTTCTCCTAAACTTGCAAAAGCACATTCATTTGGTGTAAAGTATTGTGCAGTACCATTATTGTTACCTGCACCAATATAAAAACTTCTATTGTTAGCTGTTATATTTGAAGCATCAGTAGCATTTAAAATCATACTACCATTTTTAAATGCTCTTATTACATTTGATGCAGTTCTTGATACTGTATAAAATCCTTGATTATTACCACCACTACTTACAGAAGTATAAACACCTCCATTGTTTAATCTAAAAACTGAAACTCCATTCCAATCTAAAGCAATATCAGAAAAACTATCAGGAGTTGTTCTGAGATATCCTAAGTTTATTTTATAGTTATTGTCTGTAAAATTTGTTCTACTATAAAAAGAAGAATGAATACTATTTAATGACAAAGAATCTGATACTAAAAATGTATCAGCATATCCATTTATTCCATTGGGTTTAGCACCTGTTGAACTATGAGTCCAACCGCCTACAAAATTAAGTCTATAAGCAGCATCCAAATCTCTTGGGTCTTTTAGATTCCATTTGTGATAGAAAGCACTTCCACCAATCATTGGATATATGGCTCTCATTTTGCCCCATATACCATAAGCTTTAAGGTCTAAAACAAGCTGATTTATAGCAAGCTTTTGACTTGTATTAGGAATACTTGATGCCTGTATGAATGCCAATGCATCAGGGTCATAAGTGAATCTTGATTTTATATATACCCCCATTATACTTCAAATTGAACCAACCATGTATTTACCATTGAAGAAATATCAGTATCTTCCCAAGAATCAACATAAGACATATCTTCTGCTTTTACTCCAAATGTAGCTGTTGTAGTCGAAAGAATTATATCCACAGACAATAATTTGTCAATGGCTTTGTCTTGTATGCTATTGAGGTTGATTTCTACCGTTGGGTCAGTAATCTCCACTTGAAATTGATTGAATTTGTATGTCATTGTATTTTATTTTTATGAAAGTGTTGTTCCTGTTACGGTAAAAGTGCGGCAGGGGATATAATTTGTAGATGATGATTTTGCCATTTCAGTAACAGTATTATAATAATTGTATATCCAATATGCACTTGTTATTGTTGCTGGGCTTGTTGTTGCTGTCCAAATTCCAGAACCTAACGTAAAAAATGGTGAATTATTTAAACCATTTACTTGACCATAATTTATTAAATTTAATGCTTCTTTAATGTTTGGCAATCTCCAACCCGTTGTAAAAGGTGGTATACTTACTAATAAACTTTGGTCTATTGCAGTGTTCCAATTACCACCGTTTATAGGGTCTCTTCTCCAGCCTAAAACCGTACTACTATCATAAGTACTCCAATCAATAACAATATTTTTTGTGTATGTTTGACCGCCTAATTCATCTGTAAATCTATTAGTGTTGCCGAAAGGGTTATTTTCAGCAAGTACCATAAAACTTACATTTCTTCCCCTTTCTAAATCGCCGTCATCACCTGTTCTGTATGATGTTGTTTGCCCTGTTTTCATTAGCTGTGCAGTGCTTCTATTAGTAGCTACTGGAGGAACTCCTTTTATATATAAGTCCATAATTATGCTTTAGTTATATTTAAGTTTACAACAGCTGCAGTATTAACTGTAATTGTCACTTTACTGCCTGATGCTATTGTATTAGTTAATGTATAAGCTACACCATCATCTTGTATAGTAGTAGTAGGACTATTAAGTACATTACTAACAGTATTTATTTTCATATTATAAGGTGCATAAAAATCTACTGTAAGAACATCTATAAGTTCTATTGTATAAACAATACCACTATTAACCCAAATGCTACCATTGTATTCTAATGTATCACCATTTTGTGGAGAAGTTATAGCAACATTATGTAGTTCATCTAACTCATAACCATTATCTATCTTGACATATATTTTACCATTTACTCCATGAGCATACTCTACATAACCAACAATAACTGTATGGTCAGGAGCAACTGGTTTAACATTAGTAACAGCACCAAATATAGTAGGACTTAAATATAGAATATCTCCATCTGCCCATGTTTCTCCTTGTAAAGAACCAGTAGTATTTATACCATCAATAAGACCAACAGAAGTAATGAAACCTTCCTGATTGATAAGTATAGTTTCAGATGCAATTCCTAATGTACCTGCTGAGTTAGTATCATTGTCTGCTTTAGCTAATCTAACAGCTAATCTTTGTCCTTGTGCGCCTGATACTAAGCATACCTGATAAGCTGCTTTTGATAAAGTAACTGATGGTGTTGTTTTATTTACTACTTTAGTTTTAAGTATAGTAGCTATATCACTACCACCAACTTCATAGTAATCAAACTTACCTGTTATAGGATTTAATTTATATGGCATATTATGTAGTAGTTATAGATGTACAATTATTGTTAACATCATAAGTAAATGTCTGAGTTAACATAAGAACAGCACCTTGATAGAACTCAGCAGTAGTTACATTATTATTAACATCATAAGTATAAATAATTGAATTACCTACTTGAGTATTCCAATTAGCATATAACGTAGTAAGATTTAATTGCTTTAATGCATTTTCAATATTATCTAATACTACAAGATTAGCTTCATTATTTTTACAAGCACAATCTAATGCTTGTCTTAACTTATGTATATCATCCCTGGTTGACATCATCTTTAGATTTTAATTTTTCAATTGTTCTTGAAATAGTGTACACTCCCATATCAGCAAACATAGCAAGTAATATTGCTTCTGTTATAAAACCTTCATTACAAGGTTTACTACTGTACAAACAAGTTATAAATGCTATAACTATTAGTATTGTCCAAATGACTGTTCTTAAAGGTCTTTGGTACTTCTTTATAAGTTCGAGGAAATTCTCCATAAAGATAATTATTTTTTTATTTATTAACAAGTTACATTATTCATAATTGTACCTGCACTTATATTTGTTTCTGAAGCACAAATCCAATCTGCTTCAAGAAGTTTTTCAAAACAAAGTACACAACTAGTATCATCAGTTACAACTGTAATTTGTAGTTTAAGTGTTGATTCAATTGTTTCTGTTCCTACACATCCACCTAAATATCTTGCAACAAATTGAGTATTAGCAGGAGCATAAATATTAGGGTCAACATATTGTGGTACAGTTCCAGGATTAAGTACAGGAATTAAACTACCTGTACATACTAAACAAGGAGAACCTGGAGCAGATGTAAGGAAGTGAGATATAAATCCAGGATTTGCAGTTGGAGTAACTGTGTATTGCATGCTTGCAATATTAGCAATAGTTAATCCAAAAGATGCAAGATTAGTAAATTGATAAGTAAGTATATATTTAAAGTCTGTAAATAACCCTGCAGTATTAACATCAACTATTATCATACTTGCTTGTATATTTAACTCTTCTAATTGTTCACAAGTAAAACCTGTTCCACCACCAGGAGTAGGAGGAGGACAATCAATAGTTATACTATCAGTTGTAGTACAACCATTTGAATCAGTTATAATAACATCAATTACATCTTCATTATTTACAGATTGGCCTGGACTAAATACACCTGGTGTTATTTCTGTAAAGTTTCCATAAGGACTTCCATTTATACTTCCTGTAACTGAATAAGGTGCATTACCACCTGAAGGAGTTAATGTTAATAATGCTTCTCCTGTATTATTACCTAATCCATCAGTTAAACATTCAACTTCAAAATTAGATAAAATAGTAACTGTTTCACAATCAAATGGACAATCAATACTACCTCTTTGTATAAGACTAACAGCTCCTAAACTATCAATTACATAAAAAGAATAATTAGTACCATTAGGTAAGTTTTGACATAAACTTCCACCATCTAAAAGTATAGTACCATTAGGTACACCAACTACTGTGTATGGAGGAGTACCACCTGATGCTTGAACACATATTGTACCTGTATCATCTTCTTGACATTCATAATTAGAAGATATTAATAGTGGGTCATAATAGCAAGTACCATTATCTATTATAGCAACTGGGTTATAGTTAACTGCATTAGGGTCTGTACATCCAGGAGTATATCGAATTTTATCATCCCAACTTCCTGTACATTTATCAGTATCAGTAACAACAACTTCTACATTACCTCCTACTGTACCACTAAATAACAATATTGGTTCTAATGTTAATACATTAGCTACATTAGATACTAATTGAAAAACAGATGTATCATAAGTCCAATTATAAGAAACAGGTAATACAGCATTTGTTACAGTAGCTGTAAGTACAAAGTTATTATTTACTATAGTAACAACTACATTAACTACAATATTACATACAACTGTACTTGATGCTTCACTACTTGTACATGGAAGATTAGAACCTTTTAAACAAGATAGGTCAATAGGTTTACAATCTAATCTATTAAGATAAGACTTAATAAAATTTTCATTAGATGTATCATCAGAGCAAAGCATCCCAAATTTTCTTCGGAGTACTCTATCATACATTTCTTTGACTATGTTACAGTTCCATTTCATATTAGCAACCACAATTAGCACATGATTCATTAGTACCTAACTCAGAGCACAACTTATTAAATATTGTGCACAACTCTTCACAATTACATCCACAATTTCCACCTTCAGTTAAAGTGTAATGTAGAAGAAATATATTAGTAGCTGTTTTATTACAGTTTATTAATTCTTCTAACTTAGTAGATACTTTACATTTAGTTTCACAATCAAAGAAGAAGCAATTAGATTCTGTTGTAATTGTATTATCTTTAGTATTAAAACTAAGTGTAAATGAATAAACACCATCAATAAATTTATCTAATGAAAAAAATGATGGAGCTATATACATTAAATTAGAATTAAAAAACATTCCTTCAATTGGAAAATAACCAAAGTAAGTATCTCCAATATCAGTTACTAACTTAACAGGAGTTACATTTAAAGGTAAGTCTGTAATTGTATATTGACAAGTATTTGATATAGCATCATAAGTATAGTTCTGAGTTACTGGCCCACCAAAGTTAGTAGTAAACCAATCATCTACTACAGTAAATAAATCAGTAATATCTCCTGTGCTACACATATAGTTAATAGCATCACCTCCAATTGGTAAATAAAATTGTTGGTGGGTATAAATGTTTTCAAATACAAATTGGTCTAAGAATACAGTACCATTAGTAGGAAATTGTAAAGTGAAAACATTGTCGCCAATTTCAAGACCTTCTAAAGTGTGAGTTACATTTTCATCACTACAACAACTTAATGTACCTGTAATTGTAAATGATGTATAGTTAGTAGGGTCTAAAATGAAGTCAGATATAGTATCTGACTTCACTTCTATAAATTGACAATCTTCAGTTTTAGATAAGTATAACATTATTGAAGAGTGTAAGTAATGTAAACTTCAAGAGTATCACCAATAGCATGAGTAGTAGTCCAACTTATTTCTATATTACCTGATGGAGCAACAGCTAATGAAGCATCACAATTTGCAATTGCAGTAGCTCCACCATTAAGTGAATATTGTTTACCTGCAACAGTAGCAATCAATTGAGCACCTATTAAGGTATCAACAGTTGAAGTAATAATATAAGGACTTGTAGCTGTAAGACTAAAAGTATAAAATGATTGATAAACAGGTTTACCATCAAGTTGTTGATTTGTCTTTACAGTAGGTTTAGATGCTGAAGGTACATCAGCAACACCACAACAATGAACTATTGATTTAATTTTCTTTTCTAAATATTTAGGAATACCCATTATTTTAAATATTAATAAGTTAAATAAAAAAAGGAGAGAGGATTACTCTCTCCTTGTTATTTTATAGACCACAATCGCAATCTGCAAGAGGAGTTGTAAGGCCAGTAAAGTTATCTACTAACCAAGCATCTAAGATTTTAATCAAAGCACTAAGCAAATCATTATCTGTAGTACAAGGTGCTGCAATAATAGTATTGAGATAATTTTTGTATTCTTCCCAACCACCTACACTTTCATTTCTATACATCAAGTTCAATTGATTGTATTGACCTGAATTAGTAGACAATCTTCTGAATGAACCAAGAGGAATACCAGCAAGTTCACCTACTCTGTAAGGACCAGGTTGACCATTATATCCACCAGCTTCATATTCCAACCATCCAATATCTTTACCTTGACCATTACCAAAAGCAGGTTCTTGGAAAGTTACAGAAGTTGCACCACAGTTAAGAGGCTCAAGCAAAGATGTAATCATCTTGAATTGAATCATCTTGTAGTAACGAGCAGGAATCTGACAATAAGTATAAACCTTAGAAGGAATACTTGTAAGACGTACACCAAGACAAGCACCAGGATTATCAATAATCCATTGAGCTACATCATCAGCAGCTACTACTACTGGAAGCAATGGGTCAGTATAATCTACAAACTCAGCTTTGATAATACCATCAGTATCAGCATTAACTGCAGCAACAAGAAGCTTAGCAAGTTCATTGCAATCACCTGTTGGGCAATCACAATCAGGACCACAACATCCAGTAGTTACAGAGAATGTTTTAGCAAACTGATTGAAACCAAACATTTGATATGCTTGTGAGTTACCTCTAAATTCTACTTTGAAAGAATAAGTAGTTTCACAATTGACATTTGTAAAGTTATAAATGTCAACAATGTGTGGTGCTTCAGGTGAATAGCAACTTAGTGAGTAAGCTGTCACACCTGGTCTTTGAATATGTGTAGCTGCTGATGTAATAATATCATCAGGAAGTCCATCTGCATCTGTATCAATAGTTGTTGCAATAAAGATATTTCTTTTACCTACAACAGTTAAGTTATCAACAGAAAGACCAGTTTCATAATCAAATACACCAAATGCCCCAAGTGGAAGAGTAAGCAAGTCAGTCACAGGTTTACCTGCAAGTAATACACCAGCAGTATCATCTTGACCAACAAGCACTTGAAAAACAGGATTATTTGCACTCATTTTTTTAATTTAAATTTTAATTGTTCAAAAGATTAATTTTGTCTTGTTTAATTTGATAATCAGGTATTTGAATTTGCCCTGTGGCAATCAAAACTGCTAAGTCTACAATTTCTCTATGAGTATGTTCAGGTAACTCACAATTCTGAAATCCCACTAAAGGAGTTCCATTTGGTAAATTATAAGTTCCCCCTACATAGTCTTGAGCATTCTGTATATAAGCAGGCTTCTTAAGATAATTAAACTCACATATAGATTCTACAATAAAGGTTCCATCAGTAAATACTCTAAGTCCATTTTTAAAAAATCTTACAGTCACTTCTCTCCACTCAAATGAACTTGAATCAAAAGGAGATTCTTCATGCAAGTCATCATGTTGTTTAACATATAATCTTGCTCTTTGATTTTCACATTCTCCTTTTGTGATACAGGCATAGCCTGAAATAAAAAACATATAGTCAGCAGGTAATGCAGCTTGATATGAATTGTCCTGCGTATTAAAATTTGAAATAACCAAAGGGGTTAGACTATCTACAACAATAGTTCTTACATCATCTATACTCCTTTGGTTTACTTCAAATCCATATCCATTTTTAATGCGAGGTTGAGCAATTTTCTTAATAAATACTTCTTGTGCTTCATTAAGCAGCCAGTCAATTTCAGGAACTCTAAGGTTTCTAAATTGCTGTGAATCTACTTTATTAAGTTTGACTTTTAAGTCATAATGCATTGCTCTAACATCCATGATTTAAATCTAATTAAGTTTCTCAAGGATTCTTGCTTTGATTTCCTGATTCTGAGGATTAGTGAAATACTCAGTAACATCATCAATGCTGTGTCCAAGAATGTCTGACATATAATAAATACCACTACCTTCTTTGGTAAGTATATTTTTATATAATGCTTCTACTACCATTCCTTTTATATACAAGTAATTCTTATCAGCTTTAGAAAGTTTTAATAAGTCATTAATAAACTCTCCTTCTATAATCTCACCAATCTTAACATCTATGTATTCATTAGATTGTTTTCTTACTGATGTATCAAGAATAATCTGTATAAGAGCTACTTTTTGTTCCTTAGTAAGTTTGTCAACAATTTTATATGCTTCCTTTTTCTTATTAAGTCTGTGAGCTTCAATTTCAATGTGTTCACCTTCATCATAAAGAATGTGAGTTGCTAATGGCCACATTCCATCTTGATATTCCTTTTCTGAATTAGCTACAAATGGTGAAGCTTTATAATTCTTTACTCTAATGTAATCCAATGGCTTAGTAATGTCAAGGATTAGAGTGCTATTAGGAAATTTAAGATGAGCAGTTTTAGTACTCCAATATGGATGTGGTTGATTAGGATTAAAAGTATCACTTAAGTCTACTCCCATCAATGTGCCATACTGTTTAATTTCTTCTTCTGTAAGTCCAGTATCATATCTACCTGTTTGAGCATTATATAATACTTGTGAACTGTGTTCTTGGGTAAATGAATCTTTACCTGTTTTTCCATGCCATTTCTTCATTTCAATTGGCCTGATTTCTACAATGTTTGCATTTCTCATAATTTACTTTTTAAATATTTCAATTTAATTATTTACTCATAAATAAAAGGGGAGGGATGCTCCCCTTTTATTAAAACTATTTATGACAACTAAGAACGAGAAAGTATCAATTCTCCACAACGAGATACGTCTTCAATGTGTACACCACATTGGTCTTTAACGTGCATCTCATAGTAGTCACCAGAGTGAGAAGCAAGTTTGTTGTTAACTGGACCATAAGGAGTAACAAGACCTGCTGTATAAATCAATGACATACCACCTTTCTTCTTAATACGTTTGATGTTAGATTGTTGTCCTTGTCCTGAGAAATCAAGGAAAGTAAAACGCATAGATTCAGTAGGATAACCTGTAACTGGGTCAATCTCAAAGTTGATTTCACGGTCATCATACAATGGATTGTGAATCAATTCAAGTTCAGCACCATTGGCCATTCTATACTTAACAAACTGATAACCAGCAGCAAGAGCTTGCTCATTATAATCAGAAGAAGTTTTGTTAATGAACAATTGGTCAACAACTTGAATGAAACCTTTTTTCTCCATCCAATCTTGGATAGCACGATGGAAGATAATCATACCATATTCACCTGTGTATGCTTTGATTTTACGTTGTCCACCAGGCTTAACACGAGAGTAGAAAATGTCCATCAAGTACTCTTCAATCAGAGTAGCAGTAAGATGAGTATAACGATGAATGTGAGAATCTTCCAATTGCTCTTGAATACCAGGACCTGAATAGATAGGTCTACCATTGGCACCAAGTACAGAATCTGTACTACGAGAATACCAATAACCTCTTTCAAGTTCCTTGTACCATTGTTGCCAGTATTCTACTTCAGCATACTTAATCCAAGTATCATGCATTTTACCATTTGGATCTGGTACTTTAACTGCAAGAACTTGATTGTGTGCATCACCTGTTACTTGATACTTTTTACGGAAACGAGAAAGTCTGTTCTTCAAAGTAATAGGAAGTGAGTATTGAGTTGAACCACTCTGTTCACCTGCTTCTTCATACTGAGAGAATAGTTTTGCCCATTGAGTACCAGGAGTAAGATAGGTCAAAGGAAGGAAGTCAGCAGCATTGTCAGTCATTAGACGTACTGTGTAAATCCAACCTTTACCATGTCTGTATGGTTCTTCTTGTACACGAACTTGATACTTTTTGTTAGTAGTACCAGGGTGAAGAACATCACCTGGAACAAACCAGTTTTCATCAAGTTTAATTTTGAAGTTTTGTTTGAGTTTACCAGGAGTTGTATTAGCTACAGCTTCTACGTTTTCAACTACAACAAGTGGTCTTGTCATACCTGTTCTCAATCCCCATTCCCATTCATTAGAAGTAATCTCTTCTTCTTTACCCATCATAGATAGGATATAAGTCATAGGATTATCTGAATAACGAGTGGCTGAAAACAACCTTGTCATTACTGATTCAAATACATGTGGCTTTGCAATAAGAGCAGCACCCAAGTGATTGAGGTCTGTCATATTAGCATGCCAAGGCATCTGTTTAGTTACTAACTTATTATTTAATTGTGCCATTTTTTAAAATTTACTTTTTTGTTTTAATTAAAAATAATCTGCCAAACCTTTATTGCGAGAACCTTTATTGCCGATAGGAGAAACTTTGCTATTTGTAAGCTTAGACTTTGTTTCTCTAATTATTTCTGTCTTTGCTTTTTCCTTTAAATCAGTTAAGTCAAAATCATTACTGATAAGTTTAGCAAGTAAGATAGTCTTTTCTTTATCCTTAAATACTTGCTGTAAATCATTTTGAAACTGAGTAAGGTATTGATTTTCTGAAACCTTAACAGAAGCTCTTGTCATATAACTATGAAGTACTTTCTTATCTTTCTGAGTAATAGTCCAATCTTTAATATTATCAGCATCATCAATTAAACCTTTTAGTTCTTTAACATACTGCTTTCTTTGTTCCTCTTGTTGTAACTGATAATACTGTTGCTTCTTGATTGCTTCTTCTCTATTCTGCTCAATCTCTTCTTCTACATTTTCATGATACTTCTGAGCATATTTAGTAAGCTTACCTGTTTCTTTCAAAAACTCAATCTTATCTTCTATATCTTCATCATCTAAATCTTCATAAGCTTTATAGTAATACTTTAAAAACCTTTCTTCAGATTTAGAATCCCCTATTGTAGGAGTTGGTATTTGAGAAACTTCACTATAAAATTTAAAAAACTGT